TAACAGAAATACTAAAATGGAAATAACAGAAAGATTAAAAGAAATAATACTACAAGAAACAGGCGAAGATATAAACATAAAAACAAGAAAGAAAAATACAGTTGAAATAAGAAGTTTATACTGCACAATACTAAAACAATTAAAGCCACATAAAACATTACAATCAATAGGAGAAACAATAGATTTAAACCACGCTACAATTATACACGCATTAAGAATGTATGAAGTATATTCTAAAGATAATTCAGACTTAAAAAAGATTAAAGAAATAATAATATCACACTTTGTAAAAGTAGATGAAACACAAATAGAAGAACTTAATGAAGTAGAACAATTACAACAAAGAATATATCAATTGACTTTTGACAAAGACAAATTAGAAATAGATTTAAGAAAACAAAAACAAATAAAAAGGTATGACTATGAAATAATAGAAAACTTAAATAACCTTTTAGAAGAAACAAACGGAACAATGCAGTATGAAATAATAAACGATAGACTACAAGCATTTTATAAAATGAATAAAAACATAAAACTATGACAAACAAACAAGAAAAAATAGTAGTAGAAGTAACAGTTTGGATAGCAGTAATAATATTAATATCTGGATTTGTAATTATAATTAAAAACTTATGACAATAAAAGAAAGAGCAGAAAATTATATGAATCTAAAACAAGGTTATATATCTGCAAAAGAAAGAGCAAAGATATTATTCGATAAATATTCAATAGAATACAATAGAATATTAGTATCAGGAACAATGCAACAAACAGAACACTGGAAGGAAGTAGCAGTTGAATTAAGTAAACTATATAAAAACAAATAAGATGCCAGATATAACAATGTGTAGTGGTAACAACTGTGAACTAAGTTCAACGTGTTACAGATATAAAGCAGAACCAAGCGAATATAGACAATCGTATTTTTGTAAACCACCAAACGATGGATTAGAATGTGAGTACTATTGGGAAATAAAAACTAAATGTCATTGCGGTCACACTAATTATTGTGATTGTATTCCTGAAATAGAATGTAAACACTGTCATCAAACAGATGGAGTACATAAAATAAGTTGTCCAACTAAAAAAATACAAATAAATTTATGAAAGCAATATTAGAATTTAATCTACCTGAAGATAACACAGAATACCTTGCTACAGTTAAAGCAATGGATATGGCGAACTTTATATTTGAATTAGTTTATAATACTAAAAAAGGATTAATTAACACAATTGAAATTAGTCAATTTATGGATGGTGAAGAAGATGTAATAGAAAGAGTATTCGAAAAGATTTATGAATTGTTAGAACATAATAACATAGCAATTGATGAACTTACTTAAACAACAATAGATTTTATTTATTATTAATTCAATAATGATATTATTTGATTATGGAAGATAAAAGAAAATTTAATGGTGGAAATAAAAATGCAGGTAGAAAATCTAAATCAGAAGAAGTTAAATTGATTGAGAAGTTATCTGCATTAGAACCATTAGCATTTGAAGCATTAGAAAAAGGATTAGAGAAAGGCGACTTTAAATTTACTCAATTGTTCTATAACTACTATGCAGGTAAACCAAGAGAAACGAAAGATATTACAGTTACAAATGAGCAACCTATATTTAATATAGATGATTTAGACTTAGTTTAAGACACTATTATATGGAATTTATAGTAACTACTGCAATTAAAAAGTTATTGCGTTTAAAGCAACGTATTAAAGTTATTAGAGGTGGAACATCAGCAGGTAAAACTTTTGGTATTCTGCCTTTACTAATTGACAAAGCAATAAAAGAACCAATGCTTGAAATAAGTGTTGTATCTGAAAGTATACCACATTTACGTAGAGGTGCATTAAAAGACTTTTTAAAGATTATAATGGCATTGGGTAGATATACTGATGCTAACTTTAATAAGAGTACTTTAAAATATACATTTGCAAATGGAAGTTATATTGAATTCTTTTCTGTTGACCAACCTGACAAATTACGTGGTGCAAGAAGAAATATATTATACGTAAATGAGTGTAACAATATAGACTTTGATTCTTATTATCAAATGGCTATTAGAACATCAGGTGATATATGGTTAGATTATAATCCAGCATCTACATTTTGGGTAGACAAAGAAATACTAACACAAGATAACATAGACTTTATTACATTAACTTATTTAGATAATGAAGCGTTATCAGATACTATAATAAAAGAAATAGAATCAGCAAAGACTAAAGCATTAACATCTACATATTGGGCGAATTGGTGGCAAGTATATGGACTTGGACAAACAGGTTCTTTAGAAGGAGTTTGTATAACTGATTGGAATGAAATAGATATGCCAACAGATGCAAGGATATTGTGTTATGGAATGGATTTTGGATATAGTAATGACCCTACTTCTTTAGTGGCTATGTATAAATATAACGATGCTTATATCTTTGATGAATTAATATATAAGAAAGGTTTGTTAAACAACGATATATCTAATCTATTAAAATCAAATGAAGTAAACGATATTGTTTACGCTGATAGTGCTGAACCTAAATCAATAGCAGAATTAAATACATACGGTCATAACATATTACCAGTATCAAAAGGTAAAGATTCAATTGTATATGGTATTAATTTAATCAATCAAAATAAGATATATGTTACATCACGTAGTAAGAACTTAATTAATGAATTAAGAAACTATATATGGTTAACAGATAAAACAGGTGTTAAAATGAATAAGCCTATTGATTCTTATAACCACGCAATAGATGCTATGCGTTATGCTATAATGAGCCAATTAGAAAACCCAAATAAAGGTAATTACTTTATTTACTAATAATAAACCTATAAAGTTTATTGTACAATAATTAGTTTATTGTTTTAATAATCAATTAAATATAAAATGACTTACGGACAAATGATTGCCACAATACAATGTTACTTACATCACGTTAAGAATGTAGAAATAATGATTAACCTACCAAGAAATATAGGTGAAATTAAAAAGATGCAGCAAATGTATTTAATAGCTTCTGCTTATTTGAATAGTTAAATATTTGTTAAATGTATTTTATTTAAAACATAAGTATTATATTTGCGTATAATTTAAAACAAAAGATATGAAAACATTTAAAGTTGAAGGTTGGTATCGTTATAGAAATGGTGATGAAAAAGATTATGAACAAGAAACGATAACTTGCACAAGTGTTCAAGTAGCATTAGAAATATTTACACATAAATATAAAACTACTAATTTCTTTAAAATATATACAACAGAAATTTAATTTGGTTAATTAAAGTGAAATTAGACTTACAGAAATGTAGGTCTTTTTTTGTTTAATACAATTACAACTTTATTTTATTATTATCAAAAACAATAATATGAAGTTAGAAATTAGCATACCTACAGAATTAAAAGAAATTAAGTTATCACAATATCAGGCTTTCTTAAAGATAGCTAAAGACAATGAAGATAGTGAGTTTCTACATCAGAAGATGGTGCAAACATTTTGTGGCATAGATTTAAAAGAAGTAGCAGAAATAAGATATAAAGATGTAGTTGATATTACAAACTCTTTAGGTAAAATGTTTGATGTTAAAAACCATAAGTTTATAAATAAATTTAAACTTGGTGGTGTTGAATTTGGATTCATTCCTAATTTAGATGATATGACCTTTGGGGAATATACAGACTTAGACACGTATATAACTGACTGGGAACAAATGCATAAAGCAATGGCAGTATTATATAGACCAATTAAAAAGAATGGCTTAAATGGCACGTATGAGATTGAAAAATATAATGGTTCAATAACATACAGTGAAGTAATGAAACACGCACCTTTAGATATTGTATTTGGTGCCAATGTTTTTTTTTACACTTTAGGCAACGAACTATTGAAAAGTACACTGACTTATTTGGAGAACAACAAGGAGATTCAGACTATTCTGCATCAGCACAATTTGGAAAACGATGGGGATGGTATAGTTCAATCTATGCTATTGCTCAAGGAAACCTTATCCAATTTGATAGAGTTACCGAGCTACCAATTAACCAATGTTTAACATATTTAACATTTGAGAAACAAAAGAATCAAATAGAATCAGATTTAATTAAAAAAAGATAATGAGTACATTTTACGAAATAACACAAGCAATAAAGAATCAACTACAAGAAGATGCTTTTGTAAACACAGTTACAACTGGTGATATATTTAAAGTTGATTTAAACAAACAGACTATATTTCCTTTAAGTCATATTATAGTAAATTCAGTTTCATATCAGGGTGCTGTATTGAATTATAATATATCTATTTTAAGTATGGATATTGTAGATGAATCTAAAGAATTAACAACTGATATATTTATCGGCAATGACAATGAGCAAGATGTTTTAAATACACAGTTAGCGGTAGCAAATAGATTCTTAGAAGTATTAAGACGTGGTGCTTTAGCTGAAGATTATGAGTTAGTAAATAACACTGCATCAATAGAATTTTTTACTGAAAGATTTGAAAATAAAATAGCTGGTGTTACTTATACGTTTGACATTGCAATACAAAATCCAATGACTATATGCTAGAAGTTGAAACAGTAATAAAAAAGTTTCGTGATTATGTTATTCAACAAGCGCGAAGTAATTTATCAAAGTCAAAACATAATAACACTAAAGAACTTTATAATAGTTTAAAAGGCGAAGTAGTTAATGATGGTAATTTTACTATTGTAGGCTTTCAAATGGCAGATTATGGAACATTTGTAGACTTAGGTGTTAAAGGTAAAACAAGTTCTAATAAAGCTCCTGATAGTCCTTATAAGTTTGGTTCAGGCACAGGTAAAAAAGGCGGTTTAACAAAAGGAATTAATCAATGGGTTAAGCAAAAAGGATTTCAATTTCGTGATAAAAAATCAGGTAAGTTCTTAAGTTATGATTCAACTGCTTATTTAATTACTCGTTCAATATTTCACAAAGGAATTAAACCAAGTTTGTTTTTTACTAAACCATTTGAAGCAGGATATAAGAAGTACATAGACATAGATTTAATGAAAGCATTTGGACAAGACATAGAAACAATAATAGATTATAATTTAAAAGATTTAAAATGAATATAGTACAAGTAAGAAGTCCATTTATAATTGAAGTAAATGAAACAGGGCAAACAGGTTCTAAAATAGAATTATTTATTTGGAATAAAGGTGATACTGAGCCAACTGTTCCAAACTATGTAATGAGTAAAGACATTCCGAGTGCTTCACAAATAGCAAACTATTATAATATATCTAATTTTCTAAGTGAATTTATAGACAATACGAATGCAGTTAAAACGACTAACGTTTCAAATGAAAGTAATGCTGATTGGTGTTTATTTAAAGTTAAAAGATATTATTTTGATGATATCTACATATTATTAGACACTATTAGTTATGTTGGTTTAAATGGGTTTACAAAATACACAGATGGCAAACAGGATGCTATTGTAGCAAATTCATACTTGTTACAAAATCAAAATATAATTAATACTTGGTATAAACCTGTAACTCCGGGTTATTTTAATTTATTAATCGACACTACATCAAATGAGTATCAAATTATTTATGAAATTTTAGGTAGTAGTTATATTTATTATGTGCCAACCACAGGAACTGTTAATTTATTAAAAGTACCATATTCAGATGCGAATTTGGAAGACCCTGAAATTGCTTGTAAAATAACTGTTTACAATGTTGGTGATGATTATGATGATTACGTTATTAATACGCAACCTATTGAAGAATGTAAATATACACCTGTTGAATGTACGTTTATAAATTCATTTGGTGGCTGGCAGTTTTTAACGTTCTTTAAAGCACAAAGTAATTCTATTAATGTAAAGGGTTCAGAATATAATTTGCTACCTGATAACATAGATTACAATGTTTATAAAGGACAATCACAAGCGTTTAATATAAATGGAACTAAGTCAGTTAAATTAAACACAGGTTGGGTTGCAGAAAACTATAATGAATTAATACACGATTTATTATTAAGTGAAACTGTATTGTTAGATAATAAACCTGCAAAAGTTAAAAACAAATCTTTTGAATATAAAACTGATTTAAAAGATAAAAATATAAACTTTGAAATAGAATTTGAATACGCTTTTAATATTATAAACGATGTTGTATAATGGTTACAGTAGAAGTATTTATTTATGTAGATGATGTTATAAACATAACTCAAAAAGTTGCTAAAAGAATTGAATTATTTAACGACGAAAAAATAAGCGTTACAAGTTCCTTGCAAAATGCAAATGACTTAGGGAAAATCTATACAGATTATTCTCAAAGTTTCACAATTCCTGCGAGTGATTATAATAATAAAATATTTTCACATTGGTATGAATCCGATGTAAATAATGGTTACGACCATCGTGTTAGATACGATGCATATATTGAATTAGATACAATCACATTTAAAAAAGGAAACATACAACTTGAAAAAGTAAACAAAAAGAACGGGGCAATAGAAAGTTATAGCATTACATTTTACGGTAACTTAACACAATTAAAAGATGTATTGAAAGATACTAAAATGAACGCTTTAGATTGGAGTATTTACAACCATCCGTATAATTCAACGCAAATAAAAAATAGAATAACTCAAAGTCCTTTTTATTATTTTGTAGGCTATCCTTTAATTGGTTCACAAAGAAAATTTTATTATAAAAATGGTATTGCATCAGAAGATGTAACATTGACAACTGCACCCGTAAAATGGAATGAATTATTCCCTGCTATATCTTTAGAAAGGGTTTTAGGAAGAATAGAAAACTATTTCGGTTTAACTTTTCAAGGTACTTTTTTAAGTATGCAACAGTTTACTGAATTAAATTTATATTTAAAAAATGCTGAAACTTTAAAGGTTCAAACAGAAAAATTTACTTTAAAACCTGATAGTAATACAGGTTCATTTCCTGAGTTGAATTTAACAACAGGAAAAATAACAACTAATTGGAACTTTGCGAGTGGTCCTACATATAGTACTAAAATTAAAATACAATTAACAGTAACACCTGCTGATTTAACAATACCTTATTCAGTTTTTATTTATAAAAATGGTTTATTATTTGCTACTTATTCAAATTTAATGGGGGTAAACGGAAGTGCTGGAACTGCATTTTCAATTGATTTTTATAGTAAACAAGACCAACCTCAAAATAATATTTATGAAGTTAAAATTTCATCCGATGCTTCAAATAGTTTTAAATCAAAATTTTGGTATTGGAGATATAACAATAATGCAATACATTCATTTGCTACTTCTGTAACTTTAGCGGCTCAGTTTACAGTTTCAAATATTAATATTGCAAACTACGTTCCTGATATTACTGTAGAAGCATTTTTAACTGGTTTAATAAAGGCTTTTAATTTAATGATTCTTCCTATTGCTGATAAAACATTTGAATTTGTACCTCTTGAAATGTACTACAATCAAGGTAAGATTTTAGATATTACAAAATATGTACAATCAAATGAATTTGATATAGAACGACCAAAATTATTTAAGGCTATTAATTTTCAATATGAAAAAAGTACTAACGTTTTAAATAATGCTTTTTATGGAAATAACAACACAGAATATGGCGACTTGATTTATAAAGATATTAATTCAAATGAAAGTGCAAATTATGATATTAAACTACCATTTGAAAATGTATTATTTGAGAAAACATTCGGTGAAAATTTTTTAACTGCAAGTTTAATTGACAAAGATTTAAAACCTTATGTACCAAAAACAATGTTGATATATAATAATGGAATGAATACATTATCAACTCCTATTGTATTGACAACTGAAACAGGTACAACAACATTTTCAAGTTACCAAAGATACTCAAATGAATATACTAATATTCCAACAGATACAAATCAATTGATGAGTATGAATTTTGGAAATGAACAATCACCTTGGTATAATGTTTTAGCTCCACAAGGTTTATATTATAGAATGTATAATAATTACGTACAAAATTTATATAATATTAAAACGAGAATATTAAAAATAAAAGCAATTCTACCTCAAAGATTATTAGGTTCAACAGTAACTAATTATTACGGCGAAAAAACAGGAATAAATTTAAACGATAGGTTAATAATTAGGGATAAAAGATATATCATTAACAACTTTACAACTGATTTAACAACAGGTGAGGCTACATTTGAATTGATAACTGATTATCGTGGTATTAATGCTGCGAGTACTGTTGGTTATAGATATGCTGATTCAATGGATATTGATATTGACAATACAAATCAGGATTTTAAAGTTACTATTTATAAAAATGATTATGATTATTTTGGTATTAAAGGAGCAGAAAGTTTTTTGAACTACACGCCTCCAACTGCAGAAAATTATAATGATTATATTTTAGATGTAAATGTTCCAGAGAATACAAGTGGAGTTTATAGAACTGATAGGATAGGAATCGAATACTATAATAAAGGAATTTTACAAGTAACAGAATACGTATTTATAAATCAAGAATTATGATAAAAAACATTTTAGACTTATTAGCATTGCACGAACATTACGGACAAAGTGAAGTAATAGAAATAGCAAAAGGAAAATATCAATTAGTAAAAACTTGGAAGCAAGGATTTGA